CCGACCGGCTGCGCAAGAGCGCCATGTTGCGCTCCAAGGTCTGTGCTGAGGCCCAAGCGATTCTGGAACTATGTCCGGCATAACGTGGAAAAGCCTTTTCGGCTCTGGTCACTGGTACGCATACGACAGCTGTGGAAACTGTGTGGGGCAAGTCAACTCAACACTCAATGGCGACCGTTACCAAACGACTACTCACAGGTCGATGTATATGGGCGAAACCGTGTTGTTTTTCGACACTCCGCACCAGGCTAAACAGTGGGTCGAAGAGCAGGTCGCACTAAGGAGGCTCCGTGGACAACATACGTGAACGCTGGAACAAGCTGGATAAGCGCGCCCAGCAAGAGATATTGGACGCCAACCGCGACATCAACGTGGACTACGACTGGTGGGACTACATTTATTCAGACTTCGTGATGGACATGCAGGCTCTGGGCATCACGGTCGACACCCGTACCGTTCGCACCGCGTCGGGCAAATCGTACGAGGAGCCTGACATTGTGTTTTCCGGCTTCTGGTCCCAGGGCGATGGCGCTGGGTTTGCAGGCTCCATGTACTGCAAAGACTTGCTGCCTCGTATGGAGAAGGAAGACGGGATGCAGGAGATGTACAACCGGTACAAGTCAGACCTCGACTGCTTTATCCGGTGGAACATCTCGTTCCATCGCTCAAATCTCATGACTTTCGACTACGACTACGACCTACCCGATGTCGATAGCGACAACGCTCTGCGTAGAGCTGCACAAGAGCAAATCCAAACCGAGTTCTCTGAAAAGATGGAGAGTTTCTTCGAGGACTTGAGCGAAGAGATTCAGGGCCACGCCGATGACCTATATCGCAAGCTCGGAAAAGAGTACGACTTCTTGACAGAGGACGAAACCGTTCTCGAAACCCTCATCTCCAACGACATGTTGGAAGAAAAACTTACGGAGTATGAAGATGGTGAAGAAAGTGACGAATCAGAAAGCACTGGATCAGCTGATTGCAGCCCGCATAACGCTGCTGCTTGATCATTACTTTTTCGGCCGTCTGGCCATGCACCTTCAGTTTGTAGAAGATACGACCGTCCCGACCCTCGCGGTGGATGGCAAGCACATCTTCTACAACCCTGACTTCGTGCTCAGCATGTCACCCGAACTCCAACGCTCTGCCTTGATCCACGAGATCATGCACTGTGTGTGTGAGCACATGCTGCGCCGTGGTGGGCGTGAGCCCGGTCGTTGGAATCGCGCCGGTGATTATGTGATCAACATCATCATCCGAGACGCTAAGTTCAAACTGGGCGCTGACTGGCTCTACGACGAGAAGTACCGCGACATGTCCACTGAGCACATCTACGATCTACTGGAATCTGAAGACGGTGGAGCTGGTGGAGCTGGTAAGCCTGCGTTCGACGAGGTTCGTGATGGCGCCCATTCTGCCGGCGAAGCTGCCGAAGCCGCTCTGGAGTGGCAAGTCAACGTGCAGGCTGCGGCTCAAATGGCTAAAGAGTATGGCAAGATGCCCAAGTCTCTGGAGCGCTTCTTGGGCGAGCTGGAAGAGCCCCAAGTGCCGTGGCAGGCTGTGTTGCAACGCTTCGTCACCGAGGTGAGCCGCAACGATTACTCGTGGCAGCGCCCCAGCAAGCGCATGATCCCGCACGGGTTCATCATGCCTAGCCTGTATAGCGAAAACATGGGCGTCCTGGCCGACGGCATCGACACCTCTGGCTCTATCGACACGCCGACGCTCACCGCCTTCGGTGCCGAGATCACTGCCGCTTACAACGCGGTGCATCCTGAGAAGTTGATCAACATCTACTGCGACGCAGACATTGCTCACGTGGACGAGATCGAGCAAGGCTCTGAGCTACCGCCGTTCGAGGCTCACGGCGGCGGTGGCACGGACTTTCGCCCGCCGTTTCGGTGGCTGGAGGAGCGTGGTATCAAACCCGCCGCATTCATCTACCTGACTGACGGCTATGGCCCGTTTCCAACAGAGCAGCCGGACTACCCGGTGCTGTGGTGCATGACAACGAACGTCGTGCCGCCCTGGGGGGAGCACGTAAGGATCAAGATATGAAAACCGCAGAACTGACAGGCGCTGCCCTTGACTGGGCGGTGGCTCACTTTGTGGAAATGAGCAAGCCGTTTCCGATATTTATCGACGGTAAGCCGCAGAGCAAAGGCGACTACTCCACCAACTGGGCGCAAGGTGGCCCGATCATTGAGCGGGAACAGATTTTTCCGGCCCCAACAAACTGGGGGGGTGACCAAGCTACTGCGTTTGTTGCGAGAGAAAACAAGGCAACTCCTCGCGCTGAACAATATGGCCCCACCCCACTGATCGCAGCCATGCGCTGCTTTGTGGCAAGCAAGCTGGGTGATGAAGTGGAAGTACCGGAGGGGCTGGTATGAGCCGCCTACTTTTCGCAGCAGCGCGTGGTGCGCGGTTGGAGTACCGGTGCTTAGATATCGGAACGCCCTTTGCGGTCACCCGCATACGCCCGACAAAAGCCGAGACAGACGACAGCGAACTCGATTTGTGGTGGCGCATCCATCCCGACGATGAGCGCCTGCAATACGGGCCGATCAGTACGGCGTTGCGTAAGAGTGCAAAAGATACCAGCGGTGCTGAACTTCTTGCTGTCAATCACTATTGGGGGCTTTCTTCTGTAGGCTATGACGACTGGTGCCTGTACCGTGAATACGCCAGCGAACTCCACCGCTCCCTGTTCCTGCTCATCCTGAGCGAAGCACTTGCTGATGAGGGGCTTTAACAATGGGCTATAGAAGCGACGTGATGTTCGTCATCAAAGGGACTGAAGAGGAAGTTCTGACCGCATGGGCAGAGTTCCGATTCAAGAACCCGTTCACCAATAGCAGCATCAAAGACCCGTGCATCGAGCACATGTCCATAACCACAAGTGGCTTGTACGCCGCTATCGTGTTCAAGGCCGAGCAATGGAAGTGGTATGCGGGCTACACCGACGTGGACCGACTGGAGAGACTGTGGACTTTCTTCGAAGACCGAAGCAGCACGGCGAACTGCCTTATTGGCCGGTTCTGCCGGATCGGCGAGGACGAAGAAGATAACGAGAACCGTGCCTTTGGCGAGAACTGCTATGAAATCAACCTCGGCATCGAACGCTCGATTTATTGCGATGATCGCGTGGACCATGAGAACGATGTAAGATCGAAGCTCTAACTTAGATCGGATAAAGAAATGAGCGTACCCTCATGGAGCCACTCGAAGCTTACTGACTTCGATAAATGCAAGCACATGTTCTGGCTCAAGCATGACCAGAAAATCCCCGAACCCGAGCGCACTCTCAAACCCGGCCAGACCGAGTTTGCGAATGACCGTGGCACGCGTGTCCACGACAACTGCGAGGGCTATGTACGGGGTGAGCACGACGCCCTGGCTCCCGAGGCTGAGAAGCACTTCGGCATCAAGCTCGATCTGCTGCGCACCATGTACCAAGATGGCATCGTCTCGCTCGAAGGCGAGTGGGGCCACGATAAGGATTGGGAGCCGACGGAGTGGAAAAAAGCGTGGTTGCGCCTGAAGCTCGACGCGATGGTGATGATCGACCCGACACACGCCATCGTGATTGACTACAAGACCGGGCGCAAGTACGGCAACGAGGTCAAGCATGCAGAGCAGCTTCAGCTTTATCAGCTCTGCACCTTCTTACGTTACCCGAAACTGGAGAAGGTCACCGCTGAATTGTGGTACTTCGACCAGAACGAAGTGACATCTCAAACTTTTACTCGTAACCAGGGCCTGCGTTTTCGTCAGGGGTTTGATAAACGCGGTATCGCGGCAACTAGCTGCGAGGTGTTCCCACCAAATCCGAACAAATACAGTTGTCAGTGGTGCCCATACAAGAACACCGAGCACTGCACAGTCGGGGTGTGAGGGTCATACCGACTCACTCCCCCGGGGTGCATACCTAAAGGGAGTGGGAGAGGTAGGTGCCTCACACCAACGCTGTTGGAACACCTGCTTCTGATGCTACCTTGCCCCGGCCAAGGAATGCACATGCCGGGACCTCCGAAGGAGACCAGATGAATGCGTCACAACGCCGTAAGCACGAGAAGTACCTCTTAAAAAAATGGGACGCCCAAGTCCTCAAGATTTTATTTAAGGAACGAGTCCATGGCAGCTATCGCCGAACCCCATACGAAATTGCGCGGTACCTCGAAACAGAGCAAAAAATCCAAGGCATCGCCAACCGTCAACAAGCCCTTCGCGCATCAGGCCAAAAGTCTGCAGCACAACGAGAAGACCGAAATCGTTTACGACTGTTCGGACCCCGGGACTGGGAAGACGTTTGTGCGAATCAAGGCGTTCGAAGCGAGGGTGAAGAAGTCTGGTGGACGTACGACGCAATGTATGCTCGTACTTGCGCCAAAGAGCTTGCTACGTTCCGTGTGGTTGAACGACATCAAGAAGTTCGCCCCCTCTCTCACGGTGGCAGTAAGCACGGCTGGCAAACACGAAGAGGTGTTCGACCAGGATGCTGATGTCTATGTCACCAATATCGACGCGGTGAAGTGGCTGGCCAAGCAGAACAAGAAGTTCTTCGAGCGCTTCACCGAGCTGGTCATTGACGAGTCCACCGCCTACAAGCACCACTCATCCCAGCGCTCGCGTGCTGCAGCCAAGATCAGCAAGTTCTTCAAGTATCGCTGCTGCATGACCGGCACGCCCAACGGTCGCAGTATTACCGACATCTGGCACCAGATTTATCTGCTGGACGGTGGCAAGCGTCTTGGCCCAAGCTTCTACGCCTTTCGCAACTCCGTGTGCGAAGCCAAGCAGGTCGGTGCCAACGCCAACGCTATCCAGTGGACTGACAAGATCGGTGCCGAGGAAGCCGTGTTCGGCCTGCTCAGCGACATTGTGATCCGCCACAAGTTTGAAGACTGTGTAGACATTCCAGCCAACCACCAGTACAGCATCCCATACGACCTTGGCTCGTCGCACCGCAAGCACTATGACAAGATGATGGAGCAGTGCATGCTGGAGATTCACGGCACCATGGAAGACCGTGCGCTGGCTCGTATGCGCGGCACGACTGTGCAGCAGATGAAGTCCAAGACCACCAAGGTCGCTCCTGTCGTGATCTCTGCGGTGCATGCTGGTGCGCTGGCCCAGAAACTCTTGCAGATCGCATCTGGAGCTGTGTACGAGACTTCTGGCAAGTACCACATGCTCGACACAGGCCGCTACGAGATGATCCTCGACCTCATCGAAGAGCGCCAGCATAGCCTGTGCTTCTTCTACTGGAAGCACCAGCGCGATCTGCTGTGCGCCGAGGCTGACAAGCGCGGCATCACATTTGCTGTGATCGACGGTAGCGTGCCCGACAACGAGCGCAACGATATCGTGGCTCGCTACCAGCGAGGTGCGTACCAAACTATCTTCGCTCACCCCAAGAGCGCAGCACATGGCCTGACCCTGACCAAAGGTACAACCACCATCTGGCCCTCGCCGACGTACGACCTGGAGCTGTTCAAGCAAGGTTCCAAGCGTCAGCATCGCATGGGTCAGACCAAGAAGACCGAGACCATCGTCGTAACGGCAAACGACACGGTGGAGGAGAAGGTCTACAAAATTCTCTGTGACAAGGACACCCGCATGACGAACTTGCTGGACCTTTTCTCTACGCTCTAAGGAAGATAGAAATGAAGATCACCGATCTCCGCTGTGGCCGCACGTTCGAAGGCACGCATATCGAGACTATTGCTGGTAACGGTACACCAACTGATGAGCAGCTGGAAAAGTATCTCGGCGTACGTGAAGGCGACAGCCAGTATGAAAAGCTTAAAAAGCCGACGGTACATAAGCGCATCGTTATCGAACATGAGCCAGGCAGGTTCTACGTCATCACGACTAACAGCAAGTTTTACAAGGTGGAGTCATGAGTCTTCTATTGATCCAAGGTCAGCATATCGCCAGGTATGTCGGACGTGAGCAACGGGAAGTCGTGAGAGTGGATTCCTGGGAACAGGAGTATGACTACCGGGCCTTTATCGAAGAGCTACGTATGAATGGACTGCCCGATGACATTCAAACTCAACAAGGATAAATCCGTCGCGGTTGCCGTCGATTACTACTGGCAACCCATCGACGAAAACACCCCCCGCGGCGTCAAGATTCAGATGCTAGGTGCCGGTGGCGTCGCAGCTTACGGCCAATGGAACGGCAAAAAGGATTTCTGGACCCACTGGGCGCCTCTACCAAGGACACGACA